ATCACACGATCACGAAAGCGATGGTTGCCGAGCGTGCAATATTCTTCGTTCTTTTACCATTCTTCCGCGCTCATGGTGACCCTGGAATGCGAACAACCTCCGCGGATATAAGTAGAGATGAACAGATTCACGTTGCTACCAATAGTATTGTTTGTCGGGAGCTGGGGCTTAATATCAGTCCTAGTCTTGATAAGCTCCGCTTGGCCACGATTAACTGGGTAATGCAACCACTAGGTAGCAGCCCTGTCAGAACTTTGAATAAACAAACTTGGTTAGATTCTAGTGATAACTTGATGTATCAAGGTAAAGCTCCTGAATTATCATTTACACGATCTGCCAGGATGCCAGCCTTCTTTGAACATGATGCAAGAAATCTCCCCCAATACGCTTGAGATCTTTGGAATGGAAGCACGAGCTGTGCTCCATGAAATGGAAAAGATGTATCCACCTATCACTCCATCTCCCGATGACTCTATTGAAAAAATTATGTACCGCTCTGGTCAACGATCAGTTGTTGAGTGGCTGTTAACTCGCATGGAAAACTAATGAGTAAGTTACAACAATGGTGGATAGACCATAGGTCAAAAGCCCCTTTAGAAGTACAGAAAGCTCAAGCAAAACTTTTAGGGCTATCTCTTGCAGATTATCTAGCAGGTAAAGATAAAGCACCTGCTAATACTGAAACTAAAACTGAAACTAAAGCTGCTAAAGTTTCAGCCCAACCTAATGATTGGTTGAAAGACCACAGAAAACAGTTAACTATTCAGCAGAAGGAAGCTGCTGCTGCTGACCAAGGTATAACTTTAGCTCAATTCAAAGCAGGTCACACTGCAGAATCAATACAACGCAGAGATGAGATTACAGGTAAACTAGATAAACGTCTACAGATTCTCACTAGAGACGGTAAACTTTCTAGAGAAGATTTAAAAGTAATCAAAGATACATTTGGTGATACATTAACTGATGACCAAGTTAGGAAACAAATTCAAACACTTGGACAGGATATAAAATTAACTGACCGTGAACTTCCAGTATATGAGATAGACCCGAAACCAGGTAAAATTGGAACTACACCAACCACTACACCAACCACTACACCAACCACTACACCAACTACTGCTACTACACCGACAGGCACTGGAACAGGTAATAATGGGACAGGTAATAATGGTACAGGTAATAACGGTACAGGAAATAATGGATCAGGAAATAATGGATCAGGAAATAATGGATCAGGAAATAATGGGTCAGGTAATAATGGGTCAGGTAATAATGGCGGTGGCGGCGAAACCCCAGTACCTACCGTAATTGATGGTGGTAGTAGTGGTAACTTTGACGGACAGGGTTACGATGACTTCATGCCACGCTTGATGAAGAAACTTGGTAAGTATGAAGCTGCCTTTACTAGTCAAGATTATCTAAAAGACCTTAAAAATAGTGTCTTGACACGTATGACGATTAGACCTGAATCGTATGGTCGTAGTAAGGAAGGTACTAATTTCGCTAAGCAGTCAAAGGCCGAACAGTATGAAACTGATAAAGTTACGTTGTTCAAAAAATTAGAAAAACCTTTGTCTAATTATCTAACTTCAAAGGTTGATCGAAAAGGTCTTAACATGTTTGATGAAAATCAACAGATCTCTTTTAGCAAGACTAAGCTAAATGCTTTTAGGGCCAAAGATATTAAAAATATAGACGACAAAACTATGCAAAAAGCAAGACTTCTCGGCGCTAGAAATATTGGAGCTGAGCGCAACATGGAAACTCTGAAAAGCATAGGTGATGTAAAAAGGGCAAGCTCTGATAAATATAAATCCAAATTTGCACAAGACCTGAAATTTATTACTTAAATGTCCACAGCAAAATCACGATATGATGCCCTGTCTAGTGGCCGTAACCAATTTCTACAGACCGCAATTGATGCTTCTAAGCTGACACTACCTTATTTAATTAAACAAGACGAAGAGGATAGTAATTACAAAACTCTTATTACACCTTGGCAAAGCGTTGGTGCTAAAGGAGTTACAACGTTGGCGTCTAAATTGATGCTGGCTTTACTTCCTCCTCAGACAAGTTTCTTTAAACTACAGATTGATGAATCAACTATTTTATCTGGTGAATTAGATCCTGCTATACGTTCTGATCTTGATGCATCTTTTGCTAAAATCGAACGTACTATTCTTGAGTCTATTGCAGCATCAGATGACCGTGTTGTTATCCATCAAGCTATTAAACATCTAGTAGTTTCTGGCAATGCCCTTGTTTATATGGACAAGGACAAACTTAAGTTGTATCCCTTGAGTCGGTACGTTGTAGAAAGAGACGGACTAGGCAACGTTATAGAAATCGTTACTAAAGAAAAAGTTCATAAGACTCTCGTTAAAGGTATGCTCAAAGATATTGATGCTGCCGAAGTCAACCGTGTTGATGATGAGAGCACAGGTTATAGTCGAGAAGATGTTGATGTCTACACAATAATTAAACGAGATAACAATCGTTTTGTGTGGCACCAGGAAGTCTATGACAAAATCATTCCTAATTCGCAGGGCAAAGCACCGCTAGATACTTCACCCTGGCTGCCTTTACGTTTCAATACTGTAGACAATGAAGCCTACGGTAGGGGAAGAGTAGAGGAATTTATGGGTGATCTTAAAAGTCTAGAAGCTCTATCTCAGGCTATCTGCGAAGGAAGTGCAGCAGCAGCTAAGGTTGTATTTACTGTATCCCCTAGCAGTACAACTAAACCTTCGACTCTTGCTGCCGCTGGCAATGGTGCCATTGTCGCTGGTAGACCAGATGATATTGGTGTAGTTCAAGTTGGTAAGCAAGGTGACTTTGGTACTGCTTACCAGATGATCCAACAGTTTGAACGTAGGCTTGGTGAAGCGTTCCTTGTATTGACAGTTAGACAGTCTGAGCGGACAACAGCTGAAGAGGTACGGATGACACAAATGGAACTTGAACAACAGCTTGGAGGTTTATTCAGCCTGCTGACAGTTGAGTTCCTTGTTCCTTACCTCAGCAGAAAATTAAGCGTATTTCAAAAGACTGGCGAGATTCCTCGTCTTCCTAAGAACATTGTTAAACCAACAATCGTTGCTGGTGTCAGTGCACTTGGTCGTGGACAGGATCGTGAAAGCCTTCAGATGTTTATGCAGACCATTGCACAAACAATGGGACCAGAAGCTATTGCTCAATACATTAACCCTGAAGAGGTTGTCAAACGACTGGCAGCAGCACAAGGTATCGATACATTAAATCTAGTAAAAACAGCTGAGCAATTACAACAGGAACAACAGGCACAATTTGAACAGCAACAGCAGATGTCTCTTACTGATCAAACAGCACAGATGACAGCTGCACAAGCGCGACAACAACCACCACAATAATCCACACCTATGGCTGAAACACTTTCATATCAAGAGGCTCCACAACCTGAGCTTAATGCGGACGAGCAAGAGTCCTTAGAAATTGGGGAACAGATGCAGCAAGACCAAGAGCAACTCTTGGCTGGCAAATATAATTCTCCTGAGCAATTGGAGAAAGCTTATTTAGAACTGCAATCAAAACTCGGTGCACAGGAATCAGAGCAAGTAGAGGAACCTACTGATCAACCTGAACCTGAACCACAGAGAACAAAACCAGAAGAGACTGAACCCAAAAAAACTGAAAACGATAAACCACAACTAACAGAGGAAGATGTTGAATATTTGCAAGATCTAGCTGGTGGTAAAGATGGCTATGATTCTATGTTGAAATGGGCAGCTTCTGCATTAAATCAAAAAGAAATTGATATGTATGATTCTGTCATGGAAGATGGTAATCCTAATTCAATTTACTTTGCTGTTCATGCAATGTTGTCTAGATACAATGATGCCACTGGTACTGAAGGTAAACTCCTTACTGGTAAAGGTTCGAGTAATAACCAATCTGAGTTTCGTAGTCAAGCTGAGCTAGTTAAAGCTATGTCTGATCCACGTTATGACTCAGACCCCGCATACCGAGATGACATTATGCAGCAACTGGAACGTTCTAATCTTAATTTCTAATGTCTCAACAATCTGATGTGCTTAAAGCTTTTGTGACTAGCTACGCTCCTGAGCCTGAAAAAAAAGAAGAAGAAAAAAAAGAAGAAGAAATTACTGAAGAAGAGTAATAGCTTGGGAGGAACCTCAGAGTCGGACCTCCCCGGCATTGGCATTGGCCCGTACGCGGATACCCTTTGCCGTCTAGACGGTGGGACAGACCACAAAAATTTCTAAGATCTTAGTCCTGTTAATAATTAATTTACCAATACGATGGCACAACAAAATTCTACATTGACCACTAGCCTTACACGGCCTGGTCAAGCTAACTCTGCGGGAGACGCCCGCGCTCTTTATTTGAAGTTGTTCTCTGGGGAGATGTTCAAAGGCTTCCAGAATAACACAATCGCTCGTGATTTGATCATGAAGCGCACACTTAAGAACGGCAAATCTTTGCAGTTCATCTACACCGGTCGTACAAAGTCCGAGTTCCATACACCTGGCAACAGCATTCTTGGTAACTCTGATGGCGCACCTCCAGTGGCTGAGAAGACAATCACATGTGATGATCTTTTGATTTCCAGTGCATTTGTCTACAACCTTGATGAAGTACTTTCTCATTACGATTTGCGCGGGGAGATCTCACGTAAGATCGGATATGCACTCGCAGAAAAGTATGACCGTCTTGCATTCCGTGCAGTAGCACGTGGTGCACGTCAGGCATCACCTATCACCAAGTCTGGCTTTGTTGAGCCAGGTGGTACACAGATTCGCGTTGGTTCTACCACGAACGATTCTGATGCTTTCAACTCTGGCAACCTGGTATCCGCCTTCTACGACGCAGCTGCTGCGC